TACTGATCTCTGGCGGGTCGCACCGATGATCGTGACGCCCGCGACCGTGACGCCGCGCTGCACAGCCGTGGTCGACCTCTTGTCGCGCGTCTTCCGGCCGTACAACTTCCTGGTGACCGTTCGAGGCGAGCCGCCGCATGCCGTCGTCAGGCGCTACAAGATCGCCGCTCCCACGGATGACGAGGCGGCAACTTGTGGGATGCAGTTATTTGTCAAGGAGTTCATGCCGAAGTTGGTGGCTGACGACATGGCGCCGCTGGCGCCGAGGGCGAGGCTGCAGTGATGCGCGCCGCCGGAAAAACACGGATATTTGAGGAGATCCACGTTATCGAGGAAGACGGCAGCGAGTCGTGCGTGTTTACGCGCGAAGTTGATCCACGGCTCTATGTGCTGATCAATATTCCCGAGGACGCTGACTACGCCACGCGCGTTGTCAGGAAACCATCGACCGTGGACTGTTTCGCATGATCGTCATCGACGAACCGCCGCAGGCCGATGCGCAAGCGCAAGCCGAATGGTGGGCATCATGCATGGGCGCTAGGATTTCCTCTGATGGGTGCCTGATCGTCATACAATCTCGCGTAAGCGAAGCCGATGAATATGCCCCATGCTTAGAGAGCAGCGGCGAGCCATGGCCTTATCTGGTGTTGCCGCCATGACCCCCGCCATCTCGCCGCGATTATTCTCCCGGCAGTTGCAGCGCATGCTGATCAAGTCGTATTGGGATCGCGGCATCCGACCGGCGGCGCGGCAGTACCGCGCTGACTTGCCGGCCATGGTCGCCGCATTCGCCGCGTTCAAGGCCAGCGCCCCATGCCCGGTCTAGCCCCCAACACCGCCCTGCGCCTAGTCCCGTCCCCCGAGCCGGGCCTGCCGCCCCCTGCCGACATCCAGGTCGAAATCGCGAACACCGACGACGCCCCGGTCATCGACGACAAGAACAACATCGTTCGGATTGAACACGGTGACGGCTCGATCACGGTCTCGCTCGACGGCAAGCCGCTGGGCAGCGCCGCGGAGCCGCAGAAGCCAGTCGAGTGGTTTGACAATCTCGCCGAGCGCATCGACAAGGACGAACTCTCCCGGCTGACCGAAGACCTGCTGCGCGGCGTTGCCGATGATCTCACGAGCCGTCAGGAATGGATCGATGACCGCGCAATGGGCATCAAATTGCTGGGGCTCAAGATCGAGCTGCCGAACGTCCAGGGCGCTTCGGATGGCGCTCCTGTAGAGGGCATGAGCAAGGTCCGGCATCCGCTGCTGCTCGAGGCCGTGGTGAGATTCAACGCCAATGCTCGCAGCGAGTTCCTGCCGACAGATGGTCCGGTCAAGATCAGGAACGACTCGACCTCGCCTGACGTGCAGAGTGATCAATTAGCGAATGCGCTCGAGAAGGACTTCAACCACTACCTGACGGCGGTGGCGACCGAGTATTACCCTGACACCGATCGGATGCTGCTGATGGCAGGCTTCAGCGGCGATGGCTTCAAGAAAGTCTACAAGTGCCCGCTGCGCAATCGCCCCGTTTCAGAGTCGGTGGACGCTGATGACCTGATCGTCAACCAATCGGCCACCGATCTGGCCAACGCCCAGCGTGTCACGCACAAGTCGATGATGAAGCCCTCGACGGTCAAGCGCATGCAGATCCTGGGCGTCTATCGCGACATTGCCTTGAGCGATGCCGTCGCGCCGCAGACCGATGCGTTGCAGGAAGAGGTGCGAGCGCAGCAGGGCATCGCTGTGGATACGATGCAGCGCCCTGAGGATCGCGAGCGCGAGATTTACGAGACCTATTGCGAGCTCGACATCAAGGGCTTCGAGCACCAGCACAAGGGTAAGGATAGCGGCCTCGCGGTACCTTACGTGGTGACGATCGACAAGTCCTCGCGCGAGGTTCTGTCGGTCGTGCGTAATTACGGCGAAGACGACGCGCCGCTGCCAATCGCGCGCAAGCGATTCGTCAAGTACCCGTTCATTCCAGGCTTGGGGTTCTACGACATCGGCCTCTTGCATGTCCTGGGCAACACCACGAACGCCGTGACCGCAGCGTGGCGCGAGATGCTCGACTGCGGGATGTTCGCGAACTTTCCCGGCTTCCTGATGGCTGACGGCGGCGGGCGGCAGAACACGAACATATTCCGCGTGCCACCGGGAGGTGGCGCACCGATAAAGACGAACGGCCAGCCGATTCGCGACGCCGTCATGCCGCTGCCGTACTCGACTCAGGGCATGGCCGCGCTGATGCAGTTGGTCGAGAACATGGCAGAGACCGGACGGCGTATCGGCGGCACAGCCGAGGTGCAGGTCGGCGAGGGCCGTGCGGACGTGCCGGTAGGCACTGTCATGGCGATGATCGATCAGGCCATCAAGGTCATGAACGCCGTGCACAAGCGCATGCACTCCGCGCAGGCCGAGGAATTCCAGCTGCTGAAGCAGTTGTTCCGCGAGAATCCGGAGACGTTTTACCAGCACAAGTGCAAGTCGAAGACGCAGTGGGACAAGCAGAAATTCCTGATGGCGCTGAACAATTGCGATCTGGTGCCGCAGGCGGACCCGAATACATCATCGGCCGGGCAGCGAATGTTGAAGATCATGGGACTGATGCAGCTTCAGGGGCAGGCGCCCACGCTGTACGATCCGATCAAGATACACACTGCCGCGCTGGCCGCGATGGGCTGGAGCAATCCGGAGGAGTTCTTCGTGCCTCCGCAGGCGCGCGCGCAACCACCGCCGCAATTGCTGGAGATGCAGGGGCAGATGGAAAACGAGAAGAAGGCGGCCGATGCGAAGACGGCCGAAGCCCAGGCGCGCACGACGGAAGCCAACGCCCGCGCGGCAGAAGCGAAGGCTAAGATTGACACGGGGCACTTCGCTCCAAAGCCCGAAGGCGGCGTGGCAGCCGGGGGCGAGCCCGCAGAATCGATGCTCGATATCGCGACCGCGCAGGCGAAGATCCTCGATGCCCACACGCGTGAACGCGAAGCGGCGATCAGGGCGCGCACTGCGGCGGTTGAAGATCAGAACCGCGATCAGGATCGGCGCGCGAAGCAGCAAGACACCGCGATTGATTTGGCGAAAGCCGTGATCGGCGCTCCGAGTGCTGGCGAGTCAGGGAAGCAGGTAGGCGTCGCTGGCGTAGGTAAGAAGACGCTGGGGATAATAAAAGACGTAGACAAGGGGATAGGGACGTGAGAACTCACATCGTGAGGGTTTGCGAAGATACCAAAGAAGCCTATCGCGTCGAACTGTGGCTCACCAAGGCCATGGTGGAAGACAATATCGGCAGGCTATTCGGTGTGTATCATCAGAGCGTTGGCTGGAACGCCGTCAGAGACTTCAATTTCGGTTCCCAAGGATACGAACACGCAGCGGCATTTGCCGCTGACCTGAGCATGGGAAAGTGGCAAGTAACTGAATTCGACAATGGCAAGGAAATCGCAAAGTCTGGTGAAAATTGCGCTCCCGCCGCCGCAAGCGTAAATTCCGATCAACCGTCACCGTTTTCCAGCGCGGAGAGACCTATGACAACCGGCCCAGACGCATGAGCAAACTGTCCGAAGAAGCCCGCGCCGCGGCAAAATCCAAAGCCGAGCGGCTGGTGCGCTCTGACCCGCGCGAACGCTGCGATGCGTCGGGGTACTCCCCAGACGGCGCCATGGACGCCGACGTGCAAACCGGCGAGCGCCCGATCTCCCGCCGCCAGTTTCGGACAGGCGGGAAGGTCGCAGGCGAGGCAGTCGGCGCCAGAGCGGACCGCAAACCCCGCGCCAATGGTGGCCGCACCCTGACCGCAGATTCGCTGATCAATCGCGACGTGCGAGCGGCCAACGAGGAACGGCCTGGAATCAAACACGTCGGCGGCTTCAAGAAAGGCGGCCGCGCCCACAAAACGATGGGCGGTCTGGCACTGCCGAACTGGGCCGATGCTGTGGCGCGCAAGTCCGGGGGACGGACTGGGAAACTGATGGGCGGCGCAATGAGTCCGCAGGCGCGTATCGGATTACAGCAGCCACCACAGGCTGCGGGAGCGCCCCCCATGTCGCGTGGCGCAATGGCGCGCCCCATGATGCGCAAGGACGGCGGCAAGGTTCATGCCGCGGGCTGTGAGTGCGCTAAGTGCGGCGGTGGCCGCGTCGGCAAGAAAGCCGGTGGCGCGATCAACGACGGCACGCGTCCCGTCGCCGGGCGCCTCGCGCGCAAGGGCGGCGGACGCACGAAGAAAGGCACGAACGTCAATATCATCATCACTCAGCCGGCGCAGAAGCCGCCGATGCCGATGCCCCCGATGGGCGGCCCGCCTCCGGTTGGAATGGGGCAGGGAATGCCTCCGGGGGGCGCCCCCGGAATGCCGCCGCAGGGAGCACCGCCGGGCATACCGCCAGCGCAGCCCATGATGCCGCGGGCGAGTGGTGGGCGCGCCAACGATGGCAAGCTCGCGAAGCCACGCGCGTATCCGATCGATGCAGGCGCTGGCGGAGGACTAGGGCGACTGGAGAAGGCCGAACGCGCGGCGCGCGGATAATGCGTTTCGAGGTCGAACTCAAGAAGCTAATCGAAGCCGATCTCGTGCGATTGCATGAAGAACTCGGCCTCGGATTAGCCGTGAAAGATTACGGTCAATACCGAGAATACGTCGGAAGAATCTCGGCTTTAAATAAAGTCTCTGGCGAGTTCTTCAGCGAAGTTGAAACCAAAGTAAACAAGGACTAACGCATGCCGGTCACGGCCATCAAACAGGCGGAATTCGACCCGAAGCGGGAAATTATCGACAAGCTGGGCGATATTTCGCAGGTTGAGATTGCTCAGAACGAAGTTCTACTTGCAATTTATATGCGCCCGGAGAAATCCGCTGGCGGAATCATCCTCACCGACAACAATCGGAAGGAAGATCGCTATCAGGGTAAGGTCGGATTGGTCGTGAAGATCGGCGGCGCGTGTCGATTCAAGCGCGTTGATGCGAAAACCGGCGTCGAGTACGGGCTGGACATCCAATTACACGACTGGGTGGTAGTCCGGCAGTCCGACACCTGGACGCTTGACATCAACGCTGACCAAAAGGCACTCAAACTTGAAGATTTCGTCGCATGCCGGCTGGTGTACGACGATCAAATTCGCATGCGAGTTCCTTCGCCAGGGATGGTCTGGTGATGGCTACAGAAAACGACGAAGTCACCCTCGACATCGACGCGCTAGACGCTGCCAAGGCCAAGAAAGAGGCCGAAAAGGTCAAAACAGACGATGCGGAGCCCACAGTCGTTGTTGACGCTGAATTGGCGGCGAAAACGGACGACAAAACGGTCCTCACGCCGGAAGCTGGGCTCGAAAAACTCAGAAAAGACCTTGCCAACGAGAAAACCGCACGCGTCGCAGCCGAAGCGCGCGCCCAAGAGGCCGCGCATGGCGAGGCGGCAGCCCGTGGTGATGTTCAGAAGAGCCACCTGGAGCAAATTCAGGGCGCGATTGAGAACGCGAACAAAACCAAGGGCATTCTGAAGGCAAAATATGCCGAAGC